TAGAGATAAAAAGCAAGATAGGTAAGTATAAACGTAGGGTAACACACTATAAGAATAAAAAGCCGTATAATGTGTATGTAATAGAGTTTAGCCGTCCTTATACTAATCTTGACACGGTCGAAGCTATATCACAAGGCGAAGCTGGGCTTACAGAGCAAACAAACGATAGCGAGATTAAGCTTTAATTAAGTTTAACTTCGTTATAATATATTTATTAATAGATAAAGAGAGGATACAATGGACATTAAACATTTTCTATCCGACCCTGATGAAAACGAGGCATTTATAACTGGGCCTGCAGGGAGCGGGAAAACTACAGCCTTGATAGAGGTGGTTAAACAGCTTAATGATATGGGCATAAAATATAGAGTGGTAGCATATACGCATAAAGCCAAAGATGTGCTAATTTCTAAACTACCAGCAGATACTGATATATCAACCCTACACTCTTGGCTTAAGAAACGCCCTGGTATAAATGAGAAAGCTAAGAGCTTAAAAGCCCTAGTTACTACAATGCAGTTTGGGCAACCCGTTTATATCCAGCTCCTAATAGTTGATGAGTTTAGCTTCGTTGGAGAAAAAGACTATTTCTCTATAGGTAAGCTCCAAGACCAGCTAGAGCTAAACTACTGGGAGCATCCAAATAATCACTGCGAAAATGCTGGCACTACACTACCAGCTAATCCATACAGAAGTCCCGTAGATATACCTGACGATGAGGTTGTCCCTATCTGCGAGCATTGTGGTAAGCCATACTCTCGTGTTTGCATACCACCTATAAAAGTTCTATATGTTGGAGATTTAAACCAGCTTAGCCCTGTAGATGGACCATCGGCTGTATATCCACACGAGCCATACTGGAGAAAACTGACCACAGTTCATCGCACGCATAACACGCCAACCCAGCCGCTAGCACTATTAGTTGATATGATGGAGGGACGTAGAAAGCAGGCGTATTTAGAGCCAACAGAGGACTTTATCCGCAAAGTTGATATAGTTGAGCTATATAAACAAGACAAGGACGAGGATAAAATTATGCTGGCTTATACCAACCAGCGTGTGCAGGAGATTAATGCACTAATACAAGGGCGAGCAGAACCTCAACCTGGCGATAAGCTGTATGATAGCTCACTAAAACAATTTATAGAGATTGAGGGTATTCACGACACTTGGAAGTGGGAGTGTAAAACCGTAAATGGTGTTATAAGTCCTGATACTAAGTTTAACCCGCTGCGGTTGCTTAATAACTTAGATTTTGTTAAGTTTTACCAAATAAGTGAATATGTAGCTATCCCAGCGATTTTCGGTATGTTTGAGAATAAGAAAATCCGAGAGGATATAGGGCGTGAGCTAGTAGAGAAAAACAAAGCTGGGCTTGATAGCAAAGCACAATATCGGCTTTATAAAACGATTAGCGATTATGTTTCGATATTAGATTTCGCTCATTGCGTAACGATACACAAAAGCCAGGGCTCAGAATATAATCACGTTTATGTAGATAGTCAAGACTTAAGCCGTTGCTTTGACCAGAACGAGCGTATGCGTTTATTATATGTTAGCATTAGTCGAGCTAGAGAAAAATGCTATTTATCAAATTAAGAAAAGGAGAGAAAATGTCTATGATATTAATGGCTTCATTTATGATGTCAATGGCAGTTAGTATGACACTACTTTGGGGTGCTGGAGTTATAAAATCTATGAAGCTTGGTAAAGGACGCCTAACTATTATAGCTACTAATACATTGGTGGTTACAATAGCTATCATTGGATTATTAGGTCTAGTGTGTTCAGCCACAATATTTACAATTTGGCTACATTATGTAATTATGATGTAAGGATAGAAATGAAAGTATTAGGTTATGTATGTGTAGTTATTTTATTAGCTACCTTAATCTTAGTTAATAAGCTTCTAGCGGAAGCAGTAATCCTTACGGTGGCTATAAATGATTATAGTTTATGGGCTGTTATAGCTTCTATTTTACTAGGGTTGGTAGTTAGTTTAGCTTTAAGCTCTATAATTTTAAAGCTTATTTATAAAGTTTATAAAAATATATTGTAAAATTACGTTTAATTAAGTAATTTTTAAGATAGTTTATGATATTATACTATTATAAATAAAGAGAGATAGACGCTCTTAAGAAAAATCAAGATAATTAAACTTGATTTAAGCTTGATTGTGTTATAATCTCTTTATAAATAAAACATCACAAGGAGAAACAGATGAAAAAGTCTGAAGTTTTTGAGAGGGTTCAAGCTATATGCGAAGCTCACAATCTACCAGCCGAAGTTGTAGCTCAACTAAATGAGTTACTAGAACCTAAAAATGCAGGTCGTTCATTTAACTGGGACGATATAGTTCGCAAAGATGACAATGGTAACGTTGTAGAAATGCAATGTTCATTATCAGGTGTTTGGTTGCCAGCAGATAGCCTACACTTCTATGCAAGCCGCGATGGTAAGGGTGTAGTTGGCACTGATGGTGTCCTATTACAAAAAGTTTCAAAACAAGGCGAAAATGCTCGCAAAGCATACCAAAAAGCTTACAACGCAAGCAAAAATGCCCTTATGGACGATGTGCTTAATGGGGTTATCTCTAACGAGGAAGCTAAAGCTAAACTTGAGGAGCTAAACGCTAGCGGCCCAGATTACAGCGTAGTTAAGCCTTTGACTGGCGAAGCTAACACTGAAGCTGAGGCAGAAGTTGAAGCACCTAAGAAAGGTAAAAAAGGCAAGAAAGCAGCGGCTGACGTAGAGCCAAGTGCTTATTAAGACACGAGCCCACTTAATGTGGGTTCTTTAAACTCTGCTACAACACAATGAAGCAGGGCTTAAAGAGCCTATCAGTGTCGGAGGGTTTTTATTCTCAATTCTTACCGCCGATAGTTTATCTGGAAGCTCCCTAGCATAAGCTAGGTAGCTACAATTTAGGCATTGATTGTAGCTTCCTAGCCTATGTTGTGTAATATAGGCAAGAGAGAATTTTTCATTTTCTCCTAGAGAAGTTCGGCCTGCTTAGTAGTAAGTAAAGACCCGCTAGTAATCGTAAGTCCTCGTCGGGCAGATGAACGTGCATACTGAACACGAACGGCACGCCGTTACTAAGTCTCCCAAATGGGTTTAACACAATGTAAAACATTTCACGCAAGGAGCGTAATATGACGAAAGTCAAAACTCTACTAGGCACCCTAAAATACGTCTTTATTGACGGAGAGGGTAGAAACACAGCAATGCAAGGCGAAGCAGACCGCTTCAGATATGTAGTTAGCTACGTTGTCCCTAAAGACAGCGAAGCCCACAAACATCTTAAAAAGCTTATCGACGAGGAGTGGGAAGCTTATAAGAAGCAGTTTGGAATTAAAGGGCAGCCAAAAACTAACGGCATAAAAGAGGAGATGATGAAAGACCCGAAAGGGACCATCGACCCTGAAACTGAGGACGTTAAGCGTATCCCTACAGGTAATATCATAGCTACATTTAGCACTAACACTAAATGGCCTGATGGCAAAGACCAGGTTATTAAAGTATATGATAGAAAGGGTGCAAACATTACCGAAGCAGTCCATTCAGCAGAGTGGAAAATTGGTAATGATAGCCAGGGCATTGTGTTTGGTTCAGCCCACGCAAATAATATAGGCGGCACACACAAGGTTAGCTTATATTTAACAGGGCTACAAATAGCCAAGTTAGTTAAATACGAGGGCAGTGAGTGCGATGCTGATGAAATCGAGGGAGATGATATTGACCTCGGCGATGACGCTACGCCAGCACTTTAGTAGTTTGGGAGCTATTTTGGCTCCCTTTTATTTTGATTGAAATATTAACTTTAATTTAACTTAATAGGAGTTGAGATGACAGCAGTTTTAACATTTTGTTGTATAGCGTTATTAGTTTTAATCGGCTATATAAGCGTTAATATAACTGGAGAGCTACAAGCACGTAATAAGAAGCTAAATATCAATAAAAGATATTTATTAGCTTTAGTATTTATCGGTGTTAGTTTAATATTCTATTTAGTGGTATTTATTTTACCACCATACATATTTGACATTATATTTTAAAAGGATAAAATTATGAAATTAGCAAAAGTGTTTTTTGATAATAGTTTAAAAAGTTGGTCAAAAGCTGAAGCCTTAAAGGCTGATAAAAAATTATATTGCTTTTTAGTCGATGATAGGGAGAACGCAGCAGAGGGCGATACTTGGGTAGCTTGGACACAAAATGGACTACAAATAGTTAAAGTAGTTGAGGTTGTGAAATATGACGAACTAGACGAGGAACACGCTAAAGCTACTCAATACCTTGTAGATTTTGTTGCCATTGCTATAGAAAGGGAAAGACAACACGCTAGAGTTAGAAAGGATTTACTAGAGAAAAAACTAAAAGAGCGTGCCGCCAAAGTTATAGAGATGGAGAAATACCGAGAGTTAGCTAGAAGTGATAAGACCTTAGCTAAAGTGGTTAAAGAATATGACGAGCTAGAAACTAAGTTAGGTAAATAACAATGATAGAAGTTAAATACAGAATACCTAAATCACTAAACGATTTTAGTTTTAATCCTAGTGAGCCAGTGTTTGCCGATATAGAAACCGAAAAGCTATATATCGGCACTCGCTTGGTGCAGTTATACCAGCCTGGGCAGAATGATGACGAAGTTATAATTTTA